GTTAGTTCCTTATGAACAATCTCAAGTTTCTGTTCTATTTCCCCTTCCGTTCCAGCATGTACACCAGCTAGAATACCATTAAGCTGGTCTTCCAGATCACGCTTATAGTTTTTCAAATCCCAGATAAACATTGTCTGTATACCTTTAGCCAAATCGTAATTAGTTTCCATTACCCTTGTCCTCGCTTTCTTTTGTTATTCTTATGACAACTATTAGGGCCAAGCTTCTTTTGATGGTTAAGAGGTCTTAGCCTTGACCTACGACGAACTCTACGCTCCTTTGCAAAACTTTTCAAGGCCATTCTAAAAATCCTCCTCAACATTTTCGAGCCTACCAGTAATCTTGTTATAGTAGAGCCTACCCGCCAGCCCGACATCTCCGGTGTAACGACACTTGAGAACTCGTAGAGTGACCGTGTTGGCCTCTATAGGGTCATCAGCCATCGTGTTTCGCTCTAGGGCTATGACAGAATCGCTTATCTGGCTAATTCCATGAGAGCCGCGTAAATGAGAAAGGTTTATCTCTGCATCTGATGCCTCGTGTGATCTGTCAGAGGAGAGGCGGCGTAGATGGGTGACAAGATGGATAGTGCATCCTGTTTCTTCTGTCAATTGACGTAGAAGCGTCATGGTTTTGTCTATAGACTTACGCTCATCAGTAATGTCCAGACCAGAGGACAGAATTGAGAGGTGGTCGATAAAGATTATTGAAGTCTCCAACCCGACAACCATATAACGTATACGGCTGAGGAGATCCTGTACATTCATGCTGCCAAAGTGATCGTAGAGATATACCCGACCACTTCCCAAGGTGTTATCAAAATACTCCCGTATCTTTTCTTTAGAGTATGTACTGAACACCTCGTTCAGATGGAGACGGTCATTAGCCTCAACAGCTAGAATGCCTCTCTTAGTACGCTCTAGACCTTCCTCAAGAGCGATAATTCCTATCTTTTTATCAGTACTCCTAAGATAGAAATGCTCCAACTCGCGTAGCACACTGCTTTTCCCCACTCCTGTACCAGCGCACCAAGTTACTATTTCTCTAGAGCGGATACCCAAGGTTTTCTCTTGAAGATCCTTCCAAGGAAATGGAATGGAGACAGTACTCTGATCATCCCATAAGCTGTCAAAGTTGTCTGCAGCGTTAGCGATACCAGATGGAGTGTATGGTTTAGAACCAATAACATGGGTGGTAAATTCAGTAGCCTTGTTATCTGCTGAATATTCGCAAGCATCTTTCTTCTCTAGATTTACGATATATGCCTTACCGGGAGAGAGTAGTCGCGCACATTTAGGAGCAGCTTCCTTCCCATTCTGATCAGAATCAAAGCATATATAAACCTTATCGAAGCTCTCTAGCAGTTCAAGATTGTTTCTAAAGTCGCGCTCTGCACTCGCAGCACCACTTTTGATTGATAGAGAGCAGATTATACTACGCTTCATCGTGTCAGAGGTGAGACTAGTGGAGCTTGGATCAATACGGTTAGCCATTTGGAAGGCGGCGAGAGCATCTGCCTCTCCTTCTGTTACGATTACCGATCCCTCTCGCTTCACTGCATCTTTACGGAGAGTCTGCACTCCAAATAGAGAAGCCTCTTGGAAATTACCATTAGTGTAGAAGTTTTTAGTAGATGAACGATGTTTCGCACCAAGACGTAAACCGTCTTGATCAAAGTAGGGAAACTCGACTGAACTATCATGCTTCACATGAACACCGTAGTAATTCATCACAGCAGTAGATATATTACGATCTTCCCATTTGGTAACTTCATCAGGCTCACGGTGTGACACTATTATTCTCCCTGCTTTTGGGTCAGTGGTTGTGGAGTAACGCTTACAACTGTAACAATATGTATGGTCATCGTATATCGTTAGAGGGTCTGAGCCGCCACAATCGGGACATGGTTGATAACGTAGTTCAGTCACTTGAAACCTCGCTACCTAGAGCGGCATATCCAGCCATGTCGATGAACGAATCGTCACTAAGTTTATGACGTAGCCGCGCAGCTTTGAGAAGCACCATCATTACACATACATCAGAAGGTGATATATCCTGACAAAGATAGCCGCTCCACATTTTAGCTATCCTTCTGAAGGTGTGTCTTGGTTGACCATGCTCGATCTCTCTATCTCCATTGATAAGGTCAGACGCTTCCCCTAGAACTTTGTACCTATTCATCCTTCTTTTTCTCCTTTTCCACAGCTTCTCCAACTCGTAGTGCGGTTCCTATCACACTTGCGAGGGCTATTGCAAGAACTTTAAGTATCAATTTCGGGTTTCCTTTCTAATGGGAGCGGAAATGTGTCATTTGAGGATACTATAGTATCTCCATATGACGCATCGTCGATAGAACTCTGACAAGTAGAGCAAACATAATCGTATCCCCTTCTAGGGACATAGTTTATGGGGAGAAGATGGTCGCAGATAAGGCAACGCATCAATCTGCGTCGCCTGTGATATAGTCACGCACTCTGGCTATCTCGTAAGCAATTTCTTCAAGCTTGGAAAGTTGAGATAGGGTCATATCCTTTGAATAGCTTACATCGTCTGCTATCTCGCTGACTAAGGTAGACCATTTGGACAGGACATCGGTGAGGAAAGCCTCACTACATCCGGCATAATCGGTCCTCACCTTGACATTCTTGAGAAACTTCATCTCGTTTTTATTCTTGACGAGGGCTTCTTTCATTTTAGATTCGCGTGGCATGAAGGGCTTACTCCTCTAGTAATTTTTTCAAGTGTTTAAGCTTACGAGTGTAGATCAGATTGGAGTTGATCCGCCGTTGATGGTACTGGTCATCTGAGAGGGACCGCGCCATTTTAGAACGCTTTAGCTGCCTCTTTAGCCTCTCTATTGAACGCTCTCTATACTGATCATTATTGTTAGCCATAGTTGAATCACCTTGTATCATATAAAGAACGTATAGTGTTAATACTCTATATATCTTTATATTGTATCATAGTGTAACAATAGTGATTATACACTATTGCTCAGAATTGGCAAGAAGCTTAGTGCATTTTCTTTTTAAGAACACGATTTATACGGAGATTGTCTTCCTCAAGTTCCATGTCAAATAGAGCTAGAGCCTCCGGGGTGTTGCCTTCTAGATAGAGTTTGTAAGTTATGATCGCCTCAAGCATGAATATCTCACCGTTCCCTTTATTATTCAGGCTTCCTAACTGTCTATAGAAGTCGAGTACTTCGCTGGGCAGGAGGAGATCAACTAGTACCATATCGTGATCTACTGGCTTATCCATTGATTGTCTCCTTTAGGAGTTGTTTATAGAGGTTCTGCTCATCTTTAGAGGTGATCAGGGGGGTGATAGCCTCGAATACCCCTCTTGCCTCTGGGGTGAAGGAGAAAATAGAGGATACAGGTTGCCCCGTATCCCCATCAATTATCAGAAGTTCGATCATTTGACATACTCTAGGTAGCAATAACCAAACTTAGAACGGCCCTTATGTGAGGTGATATCGACCTTATATGAAGGGTAAAACTTTCGAGAACGTCTTAAAACAGCAGGGGTTAGCTCCCCTTTTCTATTCCTCTTAAATTGCCACATATAACTACTCCTCTCTATCAATTATCAGAAGTTAGATTAAAGACGCTCATCTCCACCGCCATAGTCCTCATCTGTTCCAAATCCGGCAGAGGCGAGTGCGCTCTCATGGTCACCGTCCATTGATTCGTCAAAAGAGGAGTATGTAACTCCACCTATGGCGAATTGGGTATTTTCGTATGCTTCCTCTAGAGATAGGTGGGCATCGATGCTATCTCCTGACTCTATGTCGGTCCCTAGAATAAGGGCATTTCCCATGAGGGGGGTGGGGTAGGTAGAATATTTGAAACCGTAGTCTGCCCCGTTGTATAGCCCCTCATCATCGACAAAGGCGGTGTCGCCATCAGAGGTGAGTTCAACAGTGGTGAAGGTACAGGTATTCCCGCCTATCCAGTTGGCTATGGTCTTCCAATCGCCGTTATAGTCAACTTCACGTATTTCCTCATGTTCAGCGTCTATAAGAATCGCTCTCATGTTTCTACTCCAATTCCGTTAGTTGTAAAATCGAGATAATCCCCTGTTTTGGGGTCTAGCACTGTGATACTGCTAGATTTTAGATTATTGTCCCTATAGTTACGTTTTGGCACCTCTAGAGCCTTCAATCTGGCATTTTCAAGAGTGTCTGATTCTACTGTGAATCGAAACTCTTCTATAACTAGCACCTTATACGTTTGGTTCATCAGTAAGTCTCCTTTCTGAGAATTTTATACACCTAGAAAAAAAAAGTAGCAAGAGGGTTGACGGGATATTGCAACTCCTATAGAACAGCGAAATCGATACTTTTTGAACCTTTTGAAAGGATACTTGTTATGTCACAAGTTAGTTATATCGCCGACCTGATCAGTTCAGGCCGTATTGTTACCACCGATTGGCTCCGCAGCCANGGTGTTCGTAATCCTACAGCGAGGCTCTCCGACTATCGGAAGTCTCATGGGAAGCTTGACGCTCTCCGTTTTAAGGATGTTAACGGGGTTGAGGTCTACGGATTTTTTGACTATGCTAAGGTCAATTCTAGTCTGTATGCCTCAGCGCTGGCTTCTGGAGCAATGTTGGTAACGCCCACGCCTGTTATGAGGGTTGCCGCCTAAACCAACTCCCATACGGGAAAATTAGAGTCGGTCTAGAAATAGACTGGCTCTTTTTTTGTTTTCAGGTCGGTAGGGTGACTGCAGCGAGCGTCCTTGTTTTTTTGGCTTGTTTCCTGATGTTTTTTATGCTTTATACCAATGCATAAACTATTTTATGGTGAACAGAAGGAAACTTATTATGATTTTATACGAAGGTGATTCACTGTTAGACGGTCAACCAATAGTCGCTATTGCGATTAAAAAGAGTTCTAATGAAAAAACCGGTAACATGGTGCAAACCTATATTTTACGACAGGATGTATCGCCTATGCTGGCAAACAAGCTTGGGCTGGATGCTTCTATTTGTGGTGAGTGCATACATAGAGGAACACCCAGCGTAGACGATAAAAGATCTACAGCGGAAAATCGTACCTGTTACGTCACGCTCGCTCACGGTCCGAATAATGTTTATAAAGCATACCGAAAGGGTAAATATTCCCACGCCAAACGTGGTGATATGGTAGAACTAGGAAAAAACAGGTTTATCCGATTGGGAACATATGGCGACCCAGCGGCGGTCCCGTCTAGAGTATGGGATACTCTCCTGAAGTATTCTAGCGGCCATACTGGCTACTCACACCAATGGGAGACACACCCAGAAATAGTTGGTCTTATTCCTGATCTAATAATGGCAAGTGCCGATTCACTCAGACAGGCGCGTAAAGCTTGGTCTCAAGACTACCGAACATTCCGAACGCTTCCCGTTTGGGAGTACGCTGCAGGAGTAAACATGCCAGAAGCTAACGAAATATTTTGCCCTGAAAGCTTTGAAGGTGGAGCGTCTAGCACCTGCAAAGATTGTCTTTTATGCTCAGGGAATACAAAGAAGGCGAAGAATATAGTTATCGTGGCTCATGGTGCTGCTCGTATGGGGGTACAATGATTATTCTAGGACTGGCTATTTTAATTTATTTCGTGCTATCATTCAGCAAGTGATAACAAGCAGAAGGAAAAAGACGATGCAACCAAGCTATAAAGCGCCTCAAGTGGACGCAAGCCTAAAGGAAGTATTCGGGATCGACCGGAAGGCGATCATTAAAAGCAATCACTGTTCATTTTGCGATAGCCCCGACTTAGATTTTCGTGACGCACTTTCTAGAAAAGAGTACTCAATATCTGGAATTTGTCAGACTTGCCAAGACAAGGTGTTTGGAGGTAGCGATGATTGATAACGGCGAATAGTTTCTGATAGTTCCTCCCAAGAGAGCCAGTGTAGAAATACGCTGGCTCTTTTTTGTTGCTTACTTTCACGATGTATGCTCTTTAATAATCAGACAAAAGAGAGGATACAAAAATGAAGGTAGTTCACGAGGGTAGGTACGAAAGATTGCAGGAGGCAATCCGGCGCGCCAAGTTTCAATTTGAGTTTTCTCAGTTGATGCTTGTAGCTGGTAGACTAGAGGAAGCGCAGGAACATTATGTCAAAGGCATTCGGTGTCTTGCTGGTGCCGCTCAGGAGGCTAACGAGGTAGAGGTTATGGATGTTGATGCAGTTGCATGCCTAAAGGTTGGGGATGTAATTTTAACTAGCTAGAGTTCCTCCCAGAGAGAGCCAGTGTAGAAATATGCTGGCTCTTTTTGTTTGTCCGGTCTCTTCGAAGGTTCACACTTCCAGTTGGCGTAGATCCACCCGTGATCCAAATATGACAATCCAATATCTCACATTATCAACAATCTACACGCCAGCGATTTCAGAAGTTTATCTGGTTCAGCACGATATCTTTTGCACCTCCACGCTCACACCTGAAAATATTTGTACACACTTTTGTACCATGCTCGCTGCCGGCCAACTCCTCCCGGGATAGGCGATTGCATTCCTGCCGGCATTTCAATATTGCCCAAGCGGATCAATACGTTATCACTATTGGTCCACCATTGGAGCAGGTTTGGTCATAGGTTTGCACCCATATCCCCTCCCACAGGGCAGGGCAGGGGGCAGCGCAGAGGGGTGTATATGGCCTCCCGGAGGATCGGCGACCCCCCTAGCTATGTATATATATATATATCCAGTGCCTTCATTTTTGGGAGGAATTTGAAAATCCTTGACATAGTTGTACCACCATAGTACAATAGCCCTATAACTAAGGGGGTTAAATGAACTTTCTTCAACTAGGTGATAGGAAATTCTACAAAGTTGTCCTATATTGGGATGACATAGCAGGTGACTCAACTACGGTAACCGGGGAAGAGTTCGAGGGTATGGAATGCGCCTCCTTGGTAACAGAGGGATACCTCTATGACACCTTTGAAAAGAATGGGGTTACCTATATCCGTACCTTCTCAAGCTANGAGCTAGGAGAGAAATCGGCATATGGAGATAGGAATGTATATCCCTTATCTGTCTTCACAAAGGATTCGCAAAAGCATATCAAGAAAATCAGAGCGGAGATGGATAATACAGATGAGTAAATGGCCTTCCCCTAGCAATCCTAAATTACTAGATGCTTCTCTAACAGAGAAAGAAGAGAGCTTCATGCTCAATCTTGTCGATAACAAAATGGAGCCACATGAAGCATTCAAAGCTGCTGGCTATAAAGATGGAGATACCCACTCTATTCAATACCGCTCTAAACGGCTTCAGAGGCATCTCTGGTTACACATAGAGAAGCGTATCTCTGAGAAGGTAGGCGAAACTGCCAACCTCGCTCTAAACGTAGTTGAGGAGCTTCTCCGCTCTGGTGAATCAGAGAATGTACGTCTAAACGCTGCTCGTGATATCCTATCCCGTGCTGGATACGATGCTACTCAGAAAAGTGTAACGACGATCAAAGAAGTCTCTGAGCTTTCTGATGAGGAACTTGATAAGCAAATTGAGCAATTAGCAAAAAGCAATATTGTCACTCTTGTTCCAAGGAAATCTGAGTGAATAAAGTACAGACTCTGAAACTTCTCAGAGAGAAACAGAAGCGGGTAGAAACAACCCGTATTGCCCGTTACACCCCATATCCCTATCAGACTGAATTTCATCAACAGGGAGAAGACTGTAGACAGCGTATCCTCATGGCTGCTAACCGTGTTGGGAAAACCTATTGTGGGGCAGCGGAAACGGCGTATCACTTAACCGGAGAGTATCCAGAATGGTGGAAAGGTAGACGCTTTGATCATCCTGTTCGCGTATGGGTAGCTGGAGAGAGTAACGACACCACCCGCGATATCATTCAAAGAGAGCTATTTGGTGTGCCACAAGATCCCGCTCTAAAGGGAACAGGAGCGGTCCCTCTTAAAAATATAGCGGAAACAATTCGGAAACCCGGAGTGCCGAATGCCTATAGTGCTGTTCTGGTGAAACACATCTCAGGACGAAATAGCCATATAAGTTTTAAAGCCTATGAGCAGGGATTTGAGAAGTTTATGGGAGAGGCGGTTGATGTCATCTGGCTAGATGAGGAACCGAAACAGGAAATTTTCTCTCAATGTATCACCCGTACAGCCGATACAAACGGGGTGGTCTACATGACCTTCACCCCTGAGCGTGGCATGACTTCTGTAGTGTCGGCTTTTATGAACGATCTTAAACCGGGTCAGAGCATGACCACAGCAACTTGGGACGATGTAGAGCATCTAGATGAAAAAACTAAAACACAGCTACTTTCTGTCTACTCGCCAGCAGAGCGGGAAATGCGTTCAAAAGGGATACCCGTTTTCGGATCAGGATTGGTCTATCCTGTTAGCGAAGACGATATAGTGGTAGATGATTTTGAGCTACCTAAACATTTTATTTGTCTTGGCGGTATTGATTTTGGGTTTGATCATCCAACTGCAATATCTTGGATTTCTTACGATCCCGATAACGATATAATTTATATCTATGACGAGTACCGTCGCTCTAAAGAAACCCCGATCACTCATGCTTCAGTTTTGAATGCACGTACTCCCGGTATTCCAGTAGCGTTTCCCCATGATGGTCTACAACACGATAAAGGCTCAGGAATACAACTAGCACAACAATATCGTGATCTTGGTGTATATATGTTACCTGAACACTTTACAAATCCTCCTGTTGATGGTAAAATAGTAGGGAATAACTCAGTTGAAGCTGGAATCAGTATTATTCTACAGCGTATGGAATCAGATCGCTTTAAGGTATTTAAAAGCTGTCCTCAAACTATGGAGGAAATGCGACTCTATCATCGAAAAGATGGAAGAGTTGTTCCTATAAAAGATGATCTACTCAGTGCAATGCGATATGGCGCATTATCTGTTCAACGCTTTGGAGAGCGTTTAAAGAGCAAAACTATATTTCGTAAATACGGTTTTGAACGCGAAATTGAATATTCTAACGTGGGAGTTGTTTAATGGGTAAGCGTAATGGTAAAGGTAAAGGTAAAGGTAAGGGTGGTTATTGATGGCTGATCAGGATAAAAATAGGTATGGCAGAGTAACTTCCAGTGCGGCTAAAAAGATTGCAGGAAGAGGAACAAAAGAAGGAGGAGCCGTAGGGAAAGAAGGCGCTCCTTTTAAAATATTGCAGCAACTTATAGCAGGTTTAAGGAAGAAGTAATGCCCTCTTGGCACAATCAGCGCACTATTGATCGCATGACTGATGTACTTCACCCGGAGCGTAAAAAGAAAATGGACGATCCGCTTGGAGACATTATCGCAGCAGTAGTACCAAAGTCTCCGAAGAAAGGTAAAAAGAAAAATGCCAGTGCGAAGAGTAAGCGGAGGGTTCAGATGCGGAAGTCGGGGAAAAACGTATAAAAAGAAGTCTAAGGCTGCGAAGCAGTGTAGAGCAATTTATGCAAGTAAGAAGGGGCGTAGGTATACTTAGTTATGGCGCAAATGACAGACCAAGAAATTCTCGCCTTATTGCAATCTGAAGTTAGCGACAGTTCAGGTTATCTAGATACAGAAATTAGCTTCCAACGTGAAAAAGCGATGGAGTATTTCTATGGAGAACCATTCGGTAACGAAGAAGATGGACGTTCTCAAGTTGTAGTCACTGATGTACAAGATACACTCATGTGGATGCTTCCAAGTCTTATGCGTATTTTCACTGCGGGAGATCGTGTTGTCAAATATCTTCCTGTAGGTCCAGAGGATGAAGAAGTAGCGGAACAGGCTACAAAGTATGTAAACCATGTGTTCTATAAACAGAACGACGGCTTTATGATACTTTATAATATGTTTCTAGATGCCCTACTTCAAAAAGTTGGTGTTGTAAAACATTTCTGGGAAGAAATTGAAAATACAAAAACTGAGGAATATGAAAATCTAACTCAGAATGAATTTGATCTTCTTCTAGCGGAAGAAAACTTAGAGTTGCAGCAGCATACAGAGCGATTCAGAACTGAGCAACAGGTAGACCAGACAGGAGAAATAGTTAATATTGAAATACCTATCCATGATGTAGTAGTTGTACGTACTACAGTAGGCGGAAAGGTCACGATTGAGAATATTCCTCCTGAAGAGTTCCTGATAAATAAAGGAGCTAAAAGTCTAGAAGATGCGCGGTTTGTTTGTCATAGGTCGAATAAAACCCGCTCTGAATTAATAAACATGGGTTTTGATGAGAAGGATGTAGAAGATCTTCCAACGTATTCAGGAGCAGTAGATTCTATAACTACAAGTTCAGAGTACATGGCTAGGCATACTTATGATGGTACAGGTGCATCTCCTACACGAGCAATAGATACGGCAGAAGAGATAGTAGAGGTTTTTGAAGCATATTCCCGTTGTGATCCCTATGAAGATGGAGTTTCGACTTTACGCAAGATTATTTATGCTGGTGATATTATTCTTGATAATGAAGCGGTATCAGAAGTTCCCTTTAGCACAGTTTGTCCTATACCGATACCGCATAAGTTTTTTGGATTGTCTGTAGCAGAAACAATTGAAGATATACAACTTATTCGTTCTACTCTGACTCGCAATCTGCTAGACAATATGTATCTAGCGAATAATGGAAGATTCCAAGTTGTAGAAGGTCAGGTAAATATAGACGATTTGCTAACCAGTAGGCCGGGGGGTATCGTAAGAACACGCTCTCCTAATGCTCTTACTCCTATTCAAACCCCTGCTCTACAAGACTACAGTTTTAAAATGTTGGAGTATTGGGATACGATAAAAGCAGGGAGAACAGGGGTCAACCCCTCTACGCAAGGCTTACCTGCTGATGTGCTAAAATCTCATGTAACAGCAGGGGCTATAACAGGTGCGCTTACTAACTCACAGGGTAGATTAGAACTAATAGCTAGAATATTTGCCGATACAGGCGTTAAAAATATGTTTAAGTCTATATACAACCTGATACAACGATACGAAGGTAATGATAAAATTATCAGAGTTGATAACAAATACGTCGAGATTGACCCTTCCAGTTGGCGTGAAGATATGGACGTTGACATCGAAGTAGGTATAGGTTATGGAGATCAGGATATTCGTATGAATAACTTATCTTCCTATGCAGCACTTGTTGAAAAAGTAGCGCAGCAGACTCAGGGATTGATAAAACCTGAAAATGTATACGCATTGATGCGCGAAATTGCAGAGGAGATGGGGATAAAAAATGTTGATAAATTTATTTCAACTCCTCCTGCACCAGAAGAAATACAACCAACCCCTCAAGAGCAGTTAGCTGAAGCACAGGCACAGGCTATGCTGATGCAAGCCCAAGCTACACAGAAGGAAGCGGAAGCCTCTATGCAAGAGGCGCAGGTCAAAGTAGGTAGGCTAGAATTAGAAAAAATGGAAATAGAACAAAGTATGGCTATCAAGCGAGAAGAGTTAAAGCTAAAAGGCATAGAGTTAGGTTACGAAATGTCTTCTGGAACAACCGTGAAAGCAGGATAAATTTAGGAGTAGGAGCAGATGGCACGACAAAATAATTTCTATAGAGTAAACTCAAGCGAGAACTTGGCGGCTACTACAAGTTCAGGGGCTACCCGCTCAGGAGCTTGTCCAGCAGAGGTCACTTTGGCTCGTATATCTACGAGTGCCTTGGTCTATGTAGAGGTAAAGGGTGGTCAGGGAGCAACTCCTACTGCTACGGTTGCAGGTTCCACACAGATAGGCGTTAGCGACTCTGCAATCTTTACAGTGGTGAAAGGCGATACAATCGCAGCCATCACCTCAAGCAGCACAGCAACGGTGAACATTACTTGGCTAGAGGGATAACACGCTGTGGCTACAAATAAGAAGATCACAGAACTAACAGAGCTAACCGGGGCTGATCTGGATAACGACGATGTACTACCCATAGTTGACATCAGTGCTGGCACTACGCATAAAATTCAGAAATCTACTCTAGCTGCTGCTGTAGCTGGTGTTGCTGAATTAGCAGCTACTGCTCCTCTGGAGGTGGATACTGCTACAGGAGATGTAACGATAAGCACAGCCATGCTACCATCCTCGCTTACAGATGGTGGTGTACTGCTAGGTAGCGGGGCAGCGGCTATAACACCTATGGCTGTTCTGGCCGATAGCGAAATGATAGTGGGCGATGGCAGCACAGATCCAGTGGCAGAGAGTGGCGCTACACTACGAACCAGCATAGGAGTAGGCACCGGGGATAGCCCCCAGTTTACTGCTGTGAACGTAGGAGCAGCCTCTGACACCACAGTAGCACGAGCAAGTGCTGGTGATATCAACGTAGAGGGTAACATCGTATACCGTGCTGGCGGTACTGACATACCAGTGGCAGACGGTGGTACAGGAAGATCAACTCTTACAGCGAACTATGCTCTTTTAGGTAACGGAACTACTGCGGTTCAAATGATTGCTCCCGGTACTAGCGGAAATCTTTTAACCTCCAACGGCTCTACTTGGGCTTCCACCACCCCGGCTGCGGGAGGTGCGGGTTACTTTTTAGGAAACGCTTCAGGAGCAACAGGCGATACAACTAACGGACTAACCGATATCTTCAGGGTCAATAATGCGGCCTTAGCCACAGATGTTACAATCGCTACCAGCACCAACGCCAGCGCCACCGGACCATTGACGGTGAATAGCAGCATCACGCTTACAGTTATAGGAACTTTGGTGATAATATGAGTACCTTAAAAGCCGACACAATTACCGCAAAAACTGCTGACGGGGCCGTTACTATTCAGGGGAATGGAACCGGAACTGTAGCAATTGCAGACAATACTGCCATCACTGGAGACTTGACTACGACAGGGACGGTAGAGCCAGCAGGTGATACTTCTGCTGGTGATAATGCTGCCATAGGGTATACGAGTGCTGAAGGTCTGATCTTAACTGGTCAAGGTTCCACCAACGATATCACTATCAAACGAGATGACGATACTGCTGTTCTGGAAGTAGCCACGGGTCAGAGTGACATTGAAGTCACCGGTGGGAGTATAATTTTTGGGACAGCCAGCGAAGGCGTATATTTAGGAGTAACTTCAGCCACAGCGGCAAATTTGCTCGATGACTACGAAGAAGGTACTTGGACTCCTGCACAAAACGTAGTAACGGCTGCTGCGTCATCAGGAGCTTATACAAAAATAGGTAGACTAGTCATTGCTAATTTTACAATGACCACTGCTACAACCGCTGACACAAGTTCGATGCTAATCACAGGATTGCCTTTTGCGGCTGCGACTATAGATGGAGATGTTTGTCTGGGCTACGACAACTACGCAGTGAGTAATACCTCCCATGCATATGTACCAAGCGGAGCCACTTACCTTCAAATGATCCAAAATTCTTCAGGAGGCTCAACCAATGCGGTACATTCTGGAAAAATTCTAAAGGGTGCCGCTATTTATTTCTCAGCTACTTAGGAAAAGAGATGGCTATTACAAAAGAAACTGAAGTCTACAAAATTGATACAACGGCTGGTTGGTCAATCTCTATCAGAACTGATACTGTTATCAAGGAAGATGGTGATGAGATCTCCAGAACGCCACATCGTCATGCCTTAGTTCCTTTCAAGGCTACTCTGGATGCAGAACATAATTGGGTATACGAGGCAACAGATTTGTCAGGCGAAGAGCAATCTGTAAAAGATGTTGCAGCAGCGGTTTGGACCGAAAAGGTGAAGGAAGATTATAAGACTATATTTGAATCAAACACTAAGATCGAGGATTAGCCCATGTCGACCCTTAATGTCAGTACGATAATTCCCGATGTAGGGACGAATACGGACCTCAGTCTTGATGGTAAAGGTTCAGGAAAAGTTGCAGTTCAGGACGACTTGGCTGTGGCTGGAACTGTTGTCTCAATGCCAAATTTGCCAACCTCCGACCCCAGTGTGGCTGGAAGTCTTTGGCGCGATGGTACAGATTTAAAAGTTTCGACAGGGTAGGACAAAAATATGACTTCAACAATTAAAGCGGATGTTGTAACAGCCCAGACTACTGACGGGGCTGTCACCATACAGGGAAATGGGACTGGCACTGTAGCGATTGGTGACAATACTGCGATCACTGGCACTTTAAGTACGTCGGGAACCCCCACCTTCTCAAGTACCAATGATATGTCGGTAGGCGGGAGTATTTTACTAACCACTGCGGCGAAAGGAATCTATTTAGGTGTCACATCTGTTACAGCGGCTAATCTACTTGATGACTACGAAGAAGGCACTTGGACTCCAGCATTTACCTCTACTTCTGCTACATTTGCATACGCATATCAAGTGGGTTCATATACTAAAGTAGGAACACTTGTGCAGTGTGAATATAGATTAGCACTTAGTGGTTCACCGGGTGGAACAACAACCAACGGTACGATTATATCTGGGCTTCCATTTACTTTCGCGGCTGTTACTAATCTATATTATGGATTGCATGTAGGACACTTTTACAATATAAACCTAGACAGTAATGAACAGGCAGGTATTGCGTTGCAAGGGGGATCTTCTGGTACTACTTTTGAACTAAAAGGTCTTGGGGATAATGTTGGTGAACAAGCAATTCTTGCTAGTCAGTTAGGAGCGGCTGCTCAGATTCGTGGCTCAATCACCTACCGTACAGCATAAAGGAAGTCGGAGATTATTATGACAATAGCAAAATCAACAGAAATCGCAAAAATCGAGGTAGTCAATACTTGGATTGTTGGTGTTAGAACAGACACTGTGGTCAAGGAAGATGGTGTGGAAATTGGAAGGTCTACACACAGAAAAGTAATAGACCCCTTTATATCAGGAAAAGATGGGGATAAGTGGGTTCATGCTGATACAGACATTAGTGGCGAGGATGCAAGTGTTCAGGCAATTTGTAATACCGTTTGGACTGATGAGGTCAAAAGTAAGTACAAAGAAGCAATAGCGGTAGAACCAGAATAATCAAAGTGGGTAATGGTTGCAAAGGTAACACAATTGAAGATTAAACAAGTTTTGATATTCATAGCTTCTCTCGCAGTGGCAAGCATAGCTCTGAACACCTCGCTACACGCTCAAACAGGTGGTATGTATTGCATAAGCTCTTACGAGCAAGTAGAGCAAGAGACAGGAGAGAAGGAGCAAACTCTAGTCTTTGCAGGAATAACCAGAACAGGACTACCTCTCTGGTTCTTCAAAAGTGACAGAAGTTTTACAGTATTCTTCAAAAGCCGGTTAACTGGTAAGTACTGTACTGCTCCTAACTATCACGGTAACATTTTAAACGCCCCTCTTATGGAAGAACAAGAACTAGGTGAGCCAACATGACTGTAGAATCTGCAACATATATAAGCCAGCTAAACGCA